CGATTTTTACGTTACAGTCGAAAAGAGGATTTGATTTCAGCTATCCTCCTACTTCTGTATGTAGAGATCGTGCCTAGCTCCGAAGCACAAATTTTGCTGTATGAAATTCTCAAGGTGATCCATGGGAAATAAGGCCTACGACTCTTATGAGAGTTTTCCTTACTCTCTGGTAGTTGATGGGGAACGCAATGAGCCTACTTATTCAGTGGCTTATGCTCGTACTATGGCTTTCTCACGTGCTGGTATCAACAATCCAAATTGGAAAAGTGATATCAAACAAATGAGTAATGCCAGTACACCCATGCAGGTTGATTTCTTCAAGATCACTGCTACGGGGCCACGTTGTATCAAACATTATACAATCGTGAAGTCCCCGCCGTTGTTGCAAGACAGAAGGACATTCGATGAGTGCGTCGGACTTTTTAATTGGTTCGACTTCTCAGCTTATTGGAGTCATTTTGTCCCTTACAACGAGGAAGCTTCTTCCAAAGCGATATCTAAGCTGTATCGGAAAATCCAAAACGCCCACCATCAATTTCAGGGTGGGGTATTCGTTGGGGAATTCCGTAAAACAGCCGTGATGATCGCAGGGGCCGCTACTAGGCTAAAACGGGGCGTTCTCGACTATCTTGTTAAGGGCATTGCCCTCAAGAAGAAACGAGGCGACCCGAAGAAACCTCTTAACGACCTCTACCTTGAAACTGTCTTCGGTTGGCAACCGCTAATCGGAGACGTTACAGATGGCGCCAAAGCGATTGGACGGCTTTTACATGAAAATGTACCTGTCCGTTTTCGCGCTCAAGGTGAAGCTAATACAGAAACGTATAGCGACCTTGGGATTAATCCGTTTAATGCTGGTGGTACCTTCCGTTCCGAAAGGAGCGTGAGTTCCAAGAGCATTATGACGTATTATGGCGCTTTCAAGGGTACGGTGGATGACAACGGTATTGGTTCCGCTGCACAGCATGTCGTAAGCATGGCAGGATTTGACCTGCGTAGCTTTATACCTACTGTGTGGGAATTGATACCTTACTCATTCCTCATCGATTACTTCGTAAACGTCGGTGAGTTGCTCGAGGCAATGTGTACAGACACTGGTTCTGTCCAATGGATAACTTCTGTCCGTCGCCAAGAATCTGCTATAGTCGAAAGACTCGTCTATATCAGCCCTTGGGGTGCGGAAAAGGAATCTATTGCCAGCGACCAGCATGCTGTATTCTCGGGCAAATCTGGTGAACTTGAGCGAAAGCTCAAGTCGATCTCTCGCAGTCCGACCACGGTACCGTTTCTGCTGCCGAGGTTTAAGTTGTCGACAGTAAGTGGCAAGCAATTTTTAAATATTGCCGCCCTGTTTACACGATAGCGAGGTTATGGTCTTTGCCTTCGAAACGATTAAAAGTCGCTAGGAGGTTTTAGGCTCCTTTTAACTTCCCTCAGAGGAGAATGTCAAATGACATTCGCATTAACGACACCCATAACGGGTGGCGCTCAGACGGGTTTTACATCCCCAACCTATACGCACGCGGCCGATGTGGCCCCGGACGATAATGGGAAACAGGTGGCTGTAACCGCCTTAGGTGGTACGCAAGCCGGGGTGACGCCTCACAGCGTCAGTTCACCTTTTACGGTGACAATCATCCGCCCGAGAAATTTCAAAGCTCTCGGTCAGGTGAACCCGACTACTGGAACTCTTCCGAGTGTGCCGCGAAACAGCTGGAAGATCATCGTCCGAAAGGGCGTTGTTCCTCTTGCTGGACAAAATCCGACTCTGCTGATCATCAAGTGTGAACTCGATGTACCGGCAGGTGCGGATGTTGCCGACGCGCCGAACATCCGTGCAGCGATAAGCTGCATGATAGGGGCCCTTAACCAGCAAAGTGCTGGCCTTGGGGATTCCCTGGTGTCCGGTTTGATCTAGTTTACCCTCGTAAGGAGACTGTTGTGAAACTTAACA